TCTCTAACATAAGAGTCCCAACCGGCACCACCAGCCAAACTAACCGCTTTCATATTCTTGATCAGGTGCTCAACCTGCAAGTCTAATTTTTCGTTAAGATTTAACTTACTGAAGTCCTCTCTTTCAAAATGAATATCTTCCCATAATCTTACTCGATGTTTGGTAGCTACATACGCAACTGAGGAATCGAATGAAAATACGAAAGGGAATCTCCTTTGACAGATCAACTCATCCGGATTACCGCATCCAAGCAAGTGTAAGCGTTTTTGAATTAGACCTAACCTGCAAAGTAATTTGACGAAGAAGATTCGATTTGGAGCAACTCCTCTTTTTCCAGTAACCTGTGAAAAACATCTTTCACAGACCAAGAATGAGAGTCCGATTATATCAATTTCTGAGGTAAGATAGAGCTCTAAGAAGCATTTCAGTATTTCTGCAGGCGACGTGCCTTGCACTGGGGCTAGGAGTTGTATATCTTTAGGTGCATGCTTTAGAAACTTTTCGTAGTTATCCAACGTTGCTTTCATATCATAAAAGACATCGGGGAGCACTAAGACATCTGCGTTTATTTGATGTGCGATATCTGTCAGTTCTTTAAAATCAACTGGTTTCCCTTTCTCGTAGGCTCCATTGTCCAGTATCGTCCACTTTGGTACTCTTTTCGTCACCAGTGTTCGATAAGTCGAATTCTGTAAGAACTCTTGGGCTAAAATCAGATATCCATCACTATACTGTTCTTGAAGATGGAAATACGCGTTAGGTAAGGTGTGGATGATCTTCAATTCTGTCCCTCCTTTAGACGGTATAACCCCATGATAGCATAGTTGATCAGATCGTATAGGTGCTCTTCTTGAACTGAACTGTCCATCTGTGCACGAGATGCCTCTTTTTCGCGCATAGCCTTGACAAAAATCATAGAAGCAAGGTCAATCGAATCCAAACTCTTCCAAGCGTCGCCATGCGTGCTTTGGCGTTCCTCAAACAAACGAATACAGCGCTCTGCTACTTTCCGGAGGAAGACCGAAAAATCAGAGTGTCCTGAGGAAGACTTGCCTCTTTCTCCAAGCTCCATTGTCTTTGGAACGTCTTCATGTGTTTCGCATGCTAATTCTATATCTCCTGTTGAGCGATTAAACAAGACCTCAACTATCTTCGCATCCTTTGGCAACCGATCTGAAAGTCTCCCTTTTAACAGCTCCAGTAAATGATTTGGGTCAATTACAATGTTGAACGTCATCTTTTAACCTCCTGTCTTACGATATTTAGCAGTAACTTTACTCTCCTTCTCGCCTGGTCGATGTCCTTATAATGACGATCCCAAGTAGAAGGATCAGTTACAGGGAGAAGGACATCAACCTGCTCTATGAAATCCAGGAACTCCTTCAATTCCTCCTCTTTAAGGAGAGACCTCACAAACTCAAAGGCAAGATTTACGCGTCGAGCGATCTCTTGATATCTGTTTACGTTCTTTTCAGCATTCATCGTAGTCTCCGCAGCTTGTCAAGAATCGCTTCTTCCTCAAATTTTTCCTTCAACCAGTCGAAGAAAGACGGGAAATATCGTCCGTTTATAAGACACAAAGGTTCAGTGTTTAGCAGGTTACCTTTCTCGTCTACGACAAAGACAGGCAACATCCCGCACACCGGATCTCCTTTCCTTACATAAGCATCAACTAAGCTCTTACCATCAACACTTAAATGCTTCATTCCCTCTTTCTCCTATTTAGTTCTTGCAATTTCCTTTCACATTCTAGTAAATATGCATGTCTCTCACGTGAAATCCCATGCATTGCTTCCAAATCTGCAAACTTTAGGATATAGACCCAGTGCTTGCCAAACTGTTTCGCCTTGCTCTGTATCTGCTTGAGCTCAGATCGCTTAATTCTTTTTCCAGGATCTTTCGCAAAAGAAGTAACCGCTTTCACTTCAGCACAATAATGTTTCGAGGCGGCGTCGAATCCTAACGAGGTGAGATGACCAACTCTGCCAGTAGAAGTGATCAGCTCTTTCAGAGGTCCTGTAGGTTTGCCGTCAATCTTCAGAAGGTAGCGCGCTTCTTCTCTCTCAAACCGCTTGGAAGAGGCACGAATCCTAGATTTTCTGGATTTCACGCTCTTGCTCCTTTTCTACGATTTTCTTCCTTCCGCAAAGGTTGTAAGTTCTCTAACGACCAGCACTTCTTAAAATCTTCATCCTCAGGTTTAGTGAAGTTAAAGCTAGAAATTGGTCTGATATGGTCTATTTCCCAAACAGAGCCATAGTTGTTCCAATTCATTTCAGGTTCGAATCTGCTTTCTAAATGTCTCATTAAATCCTCCAGAGTATACCCTACTAACCTTTCCCATTTCCTACCACTCTTGTTTCTCTTGATTGATTTGTTGATATCAACAGACATAATGTGATTCAGTCTGAATTTCGGATCTCTCTTATAACGGCTGCGATAGTAAGCTAACCTCTTGTCCTTGTTTTTCTGGTAGTAGTCCTTATGCTTGTCAAGAATCTTTCTCTTGTTTTTCTGGTAGTAGTCTTTCAAGTAGTCAGCCCTCTGCCTCTTGTGTTTCAAGTAGTAAGTTCTCCTCTCCTCCTTGTGATCCCAGTAGTAGTCTACCTGACGGATAAGTATTTTCTCCTTGTATTTCTGATAGTAATCTTTCATGTAGTTAGCCTTCTGCTCCCTGTTTTTCTGGTAGTAAGCTGTTCGATGAGTTCGCATACACTTTCTACACCAACATTGCGGTCCATCTCTGCTAGCCTTTCTCTTTGAAAACATCTCTTTAGGCAGAATCTGTCCGCATCTCGAACATCTTTTCAAGCTGCACCTCTTATCCTACTCTCTATTTTAATTCTTTCTTCTCTCTATCAAATAGCTCTCATCCAATGTTACAACCTCATCACATTCATTCTGCAAGCTAAGACCGCATGAGTTAGGAAACGCTAGCAACCTCACGAACTTGCCATTCTTCTTGAGGTGATGTATTAATGGCAAGAAATCTCCATCTCCTGTGGCTAAAGCGAAATGTTCAAATCGATCTTCATGTTCCATTACATCCACTACGATTCCTACATCCCAATTCGCTCGCAATACACCTTTCCTTCCTTGAAGTGTTGTTCGTTTCAGGTAGAGGTCATAACCGAACGATTTCAGCAGCGAGGTGAACCGTTGTGGAACCTCGTCTTTGTATGCTAAATAACAACTCGCATGTACACTGTCATAGACTTGATTCCCACGACTGGCTTGGAGAAGCTTCAGATAATTCACACGTGCACCTCTACCGTAGGTAGCTACAGCAGAATAAAATAAGTTTTCCGCATCGACAACAAAAAGTAGTCTCTTCATAGTTCACTCCGAATTTTTTGTTCTATTTCATCAATTACCTCTTGTGGCGCGCTATTTTTCCGAAATCGTATCTCACCATAGTTCCAAACCCCACCGGTTACGGTGACAATTCCTTTTCGCTTAGCCAAATCTAACAAAGCTAACTTTTCTGAGATTCCTTCCTCAAAAATAATCGGGACAGTTACCTCACGAAAAGGAGGAGCAACCTTGTTCTTAATTACTCGTATCCTACACTCAGTTCCAATTACCTTTCCAGATTTCTTGACTGCAACACCGGGGTACACTTTCAGCCTCAAAGTGGCAAAGTGTTTTAATGCACGCCCTCCGAAGCTGTGCTCCTTTTCACCGAACATCACTCCAAAGCTAGCTCGCATCTGATTAGTAATTATGAAGACAATCTTTTCGTGTTTGATTTCGTTCAATACCTGCCTGAGCTGTGGTGTGAGAAGACGTGCATGTTCAGCGATATGACGATCACCAATTTCGCCTTCAATTTCCGCTCTGGTAGATACTCCAGCAATGGAGTCAATAACTACGGTCACATACGGCTTATCTTTCTTCGTTTTGACATAGGATATCATAGAGTGGATCTCAGCAAAAACATCCTCAAGCGTATCCGGTTGTGCATATACCAGACTCTTTGGATTACAACCATTTTTCTTAGCCCAAATCGGATCGAAAGAATTCTCGACGTCAAACAGCACAGCAACTCCACCTAACTTCTGAGTGGAACTCAGAATCTTCAGAACAACGGTCGACTTTCCCGAAGACTCAACACCGCTTATCTCAGTCAGTCTTCCACAAGGTAAACCTGGACGACCGATAGCATAGTCTAAAGCAGTAATACCAGTGGGAAGGAAGTCCGTTATCCCTGACTTCAGTCCTTCACCATCGAAAGTGATAGCAGCACCAGGTCCATATTCTTTTGAAATTTGGCTTGCTAACTCCCTGGCTAAATCTAAATCACTCATTTCTCTAACCTCTAGACGTCTATTTGATCCTTCAGCAACTTAACATCTTTCATTTCTGTTCGTAGGTTACTGCCTAAACTGACAAGCATGTCTTTTCTCTGTCGAAATGCTTGAGTTATCGCACTCAAGATAGAAAATTGTTTTTGAGCTTCTATCTCCTGTAAGACGCAAGCTTTCACTTCAGGATCTAATGCTATCTGTGCTTCAAGTTGCTTTTCTGTTACTCTCTTTCCCGAGGTCTCGTATAGCTTGCGAAGTTTCATATATTGTTCAGCTTCTTTTTCTTTGCGGATTCTTTTTTTCTGTAAATAGTTATACTCAGCAAGACTTTCAAGGGTAGCCCACCATGCAAACTTTCCTGGTTGATCTTGGAACTCCTGATCGATGTTATTAACATCAATCTTCAATTCTTCTTCTGCGTCCCTTTCCCAGACCTGATCATCCAGTTTTATCGACAGTTTCTTTAACGGATTCATCTCCTACTGCTCCTTTTTCTTGGCTTGCTGAGTTCTTCCAACTTCGCCTGGAACTTCTTCTTCAGATCATCTTCTTTCTTTTCACCGGAGAACTTCTTTTGGATACACTCATCTCGATAAGGACACTCTTGACATTCTGGATCAAGCTTGTTATACCCAATCCCGAAACATTTTGGTCTTCCAACTGACTCGATTGTGTTCTCCTCTTCAAGCTGTTCTTCAATCTCTTCCTCAGGTTCAGGCTCCTCTTTAGCAGGACTCACTGTTCCTTCAATAATTTCTCGCTGCCTCTCGTAAGGAAGAATCTGTACTACAGAGTCAAGATCATGAAGTTGTGTTAGCCATTCAGGATCGGCAATAGGGGTAGGATTCTTTTTTGCCTGTACTCGGTAAGAGGTTTCTAGTCCAGTTCCCTCACGTATGATTCTTATATCATATCCGTTCTCTGGATCAGTGATGTCACCCCAATCTGGATCTGCAAAGTAAGAAAGTATATCTTTGAAGATTGAGATCCCAGAAGAGAAGATTCGTACGCCTTTAGATGGCTCATTCAAATCAACGATGTTGTAGAGAACTCTGTGACGCGGAACAAATTTGCGTGCTAGCTTGATCTTTTCTGGATCATCAGAGGCACGAAGTTCCTCAAGTTTCTCGCATGCATAACATCTTCCGCCTTCAGCACGTGTGCAAACGAATGACTCACCATTCTTCCCCACTCCGAAGTGCATATCTACCTCTCTGAAAAAGTACCCACTTTCTCCATATGGAGGTAGAATTCGGATGAGATTTTCACCTTCTTTCGGCGTCCAAAACTGACCAGTCGAAATCTGGTCATACCTTTCTTTGACCTTCTTCAGGTCTGTCTTGTAGTATTTCATTTTAGCCTCCTTTTAATTTGATTTCATCTTTATTATACTTCTAATTCTAACTCTCGCAAGTGTCAGAGTATTACAAGTGATAACTTACCACCATTCGTCATGAACTTCTAGATCAATTCCAAGCTTAATACCGATGTTCGGTAACTTGAAGTCAAAGGAATCTCTCACTATTTCTTTAACTTGATCGACCTCATCCTCTGGACACTCGATGTAAAGAGCATCGTGTAATGAGGTAACGATTCCGGATTTCAACCCAGCTTTCTTCAGCCTCTGATGGATCAAGATAGTAACCAGTGAAAGGAAGTCACTAGTAGTAGATTGCGGAAGGAAGTTAATGGCTTGTCTTTCGGCTTCTGCAACCGCTGCATGAGAAAATCTCCCTAAGTCATATTTCGAAAGGAGCTTTATCCACGGAAATCGTCTCTTCCTTCCAAAGATATTGACAATTTCACCATCTTGATAGATCTTCCTTCTTTGATCGTCCATCCACGCTTTGACTTTAGGATAACGGCTGAAGAACTTCTCGTAGAAAGATTCCGCCTCACCTTTAGAAATGCCAATTTTCTGGGCGGACCCAGATGGTGTACTGCCATAAAGCAGAGAAAATACAAGCGCTTTAGCTACCATTCTATCTTCTCGAGTTGGTTTCTTTCCAGGAGGTGTAATACCAAAGTTACTGGCAGTATTTGAATGGAAGTCAGCTGCCTTTAAATCCTCAAGTAAGGTTTCATCGTGTGCATAACCGGCAGCAATATGCAACTCTGCCCTATTGATGTCAACGCCTAATAACTTCCAGCCATCTTCTGGCTTGAACATCCAACGAATACGCGTACTTCCGTCTCGTGGTAAGTTCTGAAGATCAGGTCTGCTAGAACTCAGTCTCCCACTCGACGTGCCGAAGACCCGGAAATCAGAGTGGATTCTGCTATCCTGATCCAAGAATCTTTTGATACCGCCATTACCGTCTGTACCATCAACAAAGGTACTTTTCAACTTCTCCAACTTTTTCAGCTCGGCTATTTCAGCAATAACCTTGTCTTTCTTAGCAAACCGTTCTAAGACCTCTTTATCAGTTGAAGGCTGACCTGTTTTTGTCTTCTTGAAGGAGGTGAAACCTTTCTTCTTAAAGAGCAGATTAGCCAGCTGTCTGGACGATCGATGATTGAAATCCTCACCACATGCAGCCTTAACCGCTTTTGTCTTAGCTTCAATCTTTTCTGCTAACTCTTTTGAGACAATTTCTAGCCTCTCAGGATCGACTCTCATCCCTCTTTCTTCAACATCAGTTAAAGTTAACATTAGTGGCATAGCGAGGTTCTCGAACAACCAACGAACATTCTCCTTATCTAGTTGCGGTTCTAAAGCTTCCATCACCTGATAAGTTGCAATCGCATCTAAAGCATTGTATTTGTAGAGAACCTCTGATGGAATCTCGGAAAATGAACCTTTCGTCTTCGAAGGAACGTACTTCTTGATTTCCAGCTCGTAAGGCCCTAAGTTTGTATAACGCAAAGCAAGACTGGTCAACGACAGTGGTACATTCTCATCAATTACGTGTTGAGCAATGATAGTATCAAATACGACATTCTTGATGTAGACTCCCATTCTTCTTAAGAACAACAAATCAAAAGGTGCGTTATGTGCAACGAATCCTACGTCTGAGGATGCGAGTCTCTTCAGTTGTCGAATTACTGGCTGAGGATCATCCCAGAACGGTACCATTCCTTGCTTATAAAAAGGAATGCAATATCCTTCCTTTCCGTTTGGAGAGAAGGCAATACTGAGTACCTTTTCTGTTATCCAGGAGTACCCCGATGACTCAATATCGAAAGTGACTCGTTTGAACCTCATTAGATAATCAACCAGTGAGAAAACTTGATCTAAAGTTCGAGCAACATAAACTGGCGGATCGTCTTTTTTAGGACCTTCTATGAGAAGTCGTTTGAATGTGAAGAAATCAGATCTTAGTTGAGGCAGAAGTTCCGGACGTCTTAAGATTGCAGCCGGATGGAGAGTGAGGAAGGCATAACACTCAAATTCCGGCAGATAGATCCAAGCACCGTGTAGATTGGTAATATTGGTTAAGCCAGCTAGCGATTTAGCAGCAGTATTCCCTAAGACGAGAACCCATTTCGGCTTGATCTTCTTAAGTTCAGCTACCAAGAAAGGTCGACAACAAGAAATATTGGAAGCAGTTGGTGTGAAGTTTCGTGGACTCTTAAGAACCCGTGAACAGCGTACAGCGTTGGTGATGAAGACTTCAGAACGAGACAAACCAATCTCATGCAGAAGCTTGTCCAACAACTTTCCTGCAGGACCAACGAACGGAACACCTTGATGAAGTTCTTCTTTGGCAGGACTTTCACCTACGATAACAACCTCTGCGTTTTCGTTTCCTGAGCCGTGAATAGGGCCATCATAGTCTTTTAAAGAACAAGTTTCACAGCCTTTCATTGTACTTTTCATTGAACGACCTTTCTGCTCGTTGTCATTTAACATACTCTTTCTTTCTCCAACTCTACGTCTATTTTAAAAGTTCCGTTTTCTTCGGAAAAAGTTCTTGACTCCACTTGGCCTCTCATATCTCCAAAATCTATCCAATCTCCAGCTATAGGAACGACTGGCCAATCTACTGTTTTTGTTTTTATACGTCTTTCTCCATTGGATACGATGGTTTGTCTTATTGTTAGTTTCATATTTCCTCTCCTATCTACGTCCATACTCTGCGTTTCTCCTCCACTTGCTCCCAACCACCACACTCGGTAATCTCCCAATCAACGTCGTCTGGTACCTCGACCACTTTCAAAAAACTACATATGGAATTCGCTTTTTCACCTAAATCTTCCACAGTTTTCACAAGAGCAGGATCATCTCTTTTTATGTCGTTCTCTCTCCAGAGGAATTTGTTTAGTTCATTTCTGTTCTTCAGTCCTCCTTTGGTAGCATAATATATTAGTGGTGGGGTTTCACCTTTTCCCTTCTCGAAAGGAACTATCGTCCCATCGGAAGCGTTGTCTGACTGCTTTTCTACATACGCATAAAGTTGAAACCCTTTCAGTTTCGCATAATACATCACACCCTCATAAGATAGCCCAAACCCCCCATAACAGCAATTAATAACTATTTTCTTCATATTTGCTCCTCCTTCTTCCCCGCCTTGAACTAGACTTACGCCTCCTATTTTCGGCAGCCTATTGCTATCCCATCTTCAAGCTCACAAGGCGGGGAAATAC